TATCTTATTAGTTTGCTCTATACGGTCGTCTAACCCATGATACCCACCATTAACACGCTTAGTAATCCGCTTGATTACATCCTCGGTTACACCCTCGTCGGCGATATCAAAGAGTTTGTTCTTCTTAAAGAACCACAACGCTGTCTCAAACGCATAGTCTGTAGCAGCTAGGTCGGGGTCAGTCATTACATCAGGTAAACCCATATCACTAGAGAAAGAGCGGTAATTTGCCTTACCGGTTAATTGTAAAAATCCTCGACCGATAAAATCTTTAGCATCTTGCTCCGTGAGGTTTCCAAGTGATTTACGTAGGTATACTTTCCCTGCAATCTTACTAGGCTGTCTTTCGTACTCTTTGGCTTCTTCTTCCGTAAACCTACTAGGCCAAGTTCGCATAAGAGCTTCCCAACCGTAGTTTAAGTTTTCTCGGCAAAGTCTAAAGCCACCGCTTTCGTGCGCGGCTTGACCCAGTAAGTGCGCCCCATGTTCAGGAGACAACTCGTAGTGAGATACAATAGCACGGGCTGTATTTGGCCCGAAGCCTCCGTCGGGTGTAACCCCACACTTCTCCTGCAGTAGTTTTAAAGAGTCGCTCATTTATTTTTCTCCTGATCTGCTTTTCGCCGTTTTAAAAACGAACTCGTTACTGATAGTGGGCGCATTTTTTGCCCTAAGATAGCGTGGTAATCTTTATCTAAGTGGTGATTAACTTTTAAAGGTCGATCACTCATTGGTGTAATGTTCACCATATCATCCCCTGCGTTAAACAGCCACCTACCATTTTCAGACCTTTTAAAATACGCAAACATACTGGTAGCATGTTGATATTTATAGTTTGTTATACCTCCAACATAACAAAAACATTGATGCCCAAATGGACTAGGAGTCATCACAAAATCTATATCCTCCGTACATTCTACATAATAAGGAGAGTCTAGTTTAACTACTGTTAGGCCATGTCTCTCAGAAAATCCATTAGTCTGAGGAGTATGCCCATCCGTCCACCACAAAAGGTCTGGGTCCATGCATTCCGAATGCATAACACCATCTTTCATGGTAAACTCAAAATCTTGCCAAGCTTTAAACGCCAGACTTTTTTTCTGGAGCTCTATAAGCCCGTAACAAGTGGAAATTGAAACGTCTTTTCGGTTAAATATTTTTTTAGATTTTGCTGAATTATCTGGATTTTTCATATAAGAACTACGCTCACACCTATCTAAAAAACGAGGGGATAGACCAGCGTGAAACGTATACACGTTTAGTTCTATGTGTCGGCGTAAAGTCAAAAAGGGAATTTTCAAAATATTACTTCTCTATCTTTTTAACTTTTTCTATTGACCTCAAACCGCCTAAACCGAGCATCCCCATCATCACAGTCATCAAACTGCCCATATCGAACTCTGGTAACTCTGGCATATCAACGCCAGCAGCAGTTGCTCCGAACACGATCAATGGCTGTAAGACAAAGTGATATGCAAAAGCAACGCCACATACCCAACCTATGAACGGTCGCCATCCACCTTTGAACAAAGAACCCGATGCAGCTTCAGCTTTGTTTATTTCTAACTGTCCCATTAGCGCCTGCTGGGCATGATTGTCGGACATTGTGGCGATCTCATGGGCTAGTTTGGCCTTTTGATCTTTGTCCTCAATAACTTTGTCTAGTAGCCCACTAACAGGCCCTATCAAATTACTTACTAAACTCATCATTAGTTATTTTCCTTCCCTTTTGTGTAGGCTTCCTTGCCATAGAAGGCGGCAACTATGGCAGCTACAGAAACAAAATACACACCAGCAATAGAAGCTAGCGACTTCATGGCTTCGTCAAGATTAGCCACGTTACAAATAATTATTGCGAAAGGATACAACAACATACCAAATAATGCAAACCACGCCATTTGCCGTTGAGCGTCTCGTTGAGCGTCTTCATCAGCCATTTTCAAACGTTTGTCTTCTAATGCTAACTTATCCCACTCCTTTTGGTCTATTGTGCCGCTACCATCTAGATCGGCTTTTTCAAATTCTGTCATTTTATTTTCTCCAATAACCCACATTCGGAAAAACCGTTTGTTATATTTCTGCAAATTGCTTTTACCCAATCTGGAAGTATAACTGGGTTAATTTGCTTTTCAATTTTAGGGCGTATTATATGCATCTCCGGCGCAACATTATTTCTCTCATCGTCTTCAAAAACCGTTTGGTTAATTACTCTAGTGTTATGAATAAACCTATCTAGACCTATATGTTTATAAATATCGCTTAATGTCTTTTCAGTGTTTAAAGTTATATCATCGTAAGAAACAAAAAGAAAATTAGGATCATTCGAGTTTTTAGCCTCATATATAGAATGTATTTCTTTTAAAAAATCACTAGAATTGTTTAATAGGGATGCATATACAAATTCACGCCTATTCTTGGGATACAATTTTGCATAAGAAGCAACAATTTCTTCTATCGGTCTATACAGAACAATAGCTTTTACATCCTTTGATATATATTCACGCGCTAGGGAAATATTAGGTTCACTCACCCATATTCTCATTTTATCAATAACAACTTTATTTTTAAACTCTGGGTAATAAATATTAGGAATGTTTCGTAAAAGAGATTCTTTAAAAGAAATGTCTTTACCTACCCCGATTAATTGATGTAACGCATTTTGTTCACAAGAAATTTTAGCATCCGACATAACTTGGCATAACGCCGAATTTCCTTCAGTTTGAATTTCAGGGTTTTGTATTAAAATATTTTGCAACAAAGTTGACCCAGTTCTGGGCAGTCCTGCTAATAAGACTAATTTCATTTTACTCTTCGATGGCACGTTCAGGCTCCTAATCTGCCAATGGGTTGTCTAATGCCCGTTGTAGCTTACCCATTAATTTATCTTCTAGCTCTTTCATATCGCCGCTTTGTGATACTCTAACACGTTCTCGTTGATTTTCAAATCGTACTTCTGCATTGTCTATCATCTTGCGAACTTTGTCCTCAGACTCTCGAACCATGTCTTCTATGCGGTCTGTTTGCTGCTCGATGCGTAATATATCGTCTTTCAAGCCGTTCTTAATGTCACGACTATACTCCACAGATTCTTCTACCTTATCAGCGATACCCGTGACTTTCGCATCCATGACATCCATCGCCTGTTGGTACGCACCTAAGTCTAGCCCTGCGACCTCCTCGATCTTTTGGTACATAACAAAACCACCGTACAGACCACCTACCACTGTAGATAAGAACGCAAGTATAGCCATGATAGAACCAAACGACATCTTCATGCCACCTGTCTTAAACTCACGATCTGCGAGTCCATCAATATTGTCGGCTATCTTGGTAGTATCCATTAGTTCTCAAACTCCATCTCTCCACCAGCGTTCTGTAAGTTTTTCAATGCTTCTAGCTCGTCTCGTAGCTTTTGTATCTCTAGCCTACGTTGCGCTAACTCTATTTGGTAAAGGTCGTCGCAGTTAATACGAGCCTTGGGTTTATCTAGAGGTATGACTATACGTGCGTACACGCCTATGTCCTTGCCTCTACTCACTGTATTTAGCCCTGATAGTACACCTGTTACGCCATACTCTAAGTTTACACCGCCACCTACAGCATTACTGCACCGTGTAGTACCTGTTGAAAACGAATCCGATTGATAGTTCATCGGAGGGCTCGGCAACGCAAGAGAAAGAGAGCTACTGTCTGCTACAGCAGAACTAGATAACAAACAAAGAGCTAATACTAATCTCATGCAGGTTCACCATCTAACCTTGAGCATATCCTAGAAGATATAAGAGTTCTTGATTGGTTAGTCTTCCTTACCTTTGACGTTGTGCATAGGTATACAGCTTCGGGCATATCTCTTTTTCTTATGTAGACATCAAAAGCTTTATGCTCTTTGTACTCAACTTTCATAATTCTATACGTTGTAGAAAAAGGTATATTCATCCAGTTTAAATCAAACAAATCAATCTGGTAATACCTTATCTCTTCTCTTGAATTAAAGAGAGACATCTCTACCTTAACCACGTTCTTGACGTGAGACATCTTTACTTCTGGGTATGCGGGGGTCATCTCATGCGGAATTGCACAAGTCCCCCAAATCAGAAAGGCTATGGTTATCCTACTTAGCAATGCAACTTGCCTGCACTACCGCCGTGTAATTGCCACCGGGTAAGGGTTTAGCTGAACCATACGTAGCACTAGAAGCAGTAGAGAACCACGTCGATCCTGCTAGTGTTAAGTTGAAGTTTGTAGTGTTTCCCACAACTGTCTTAGCGGCTTCGTAGGCTGACATCCCAGAGACAGACGTTTGTGTAACGCTTGTGCTACCTGTCCATGCAACTGTGTCAGATAAGGAAGGCGATGAGCTAAAAGCTGTTGGGTGTGTTATACTAGCTATATAAGCATCTGCTATTGAAACGTCATACCTCATTATAGGTAGGACACCTCCGTCTGCAGGGGTAGTGCTTAACTTACTAGCAATAGGGTTGCCGTACGACCCTGCTTTAGTTGTTTGGATAACACATTTAGCTTCTACGCTACCTGTGATCTCGACGTTAGCTAATGCAGGAAACGCGAATAGCGAAAGTATCGCAATAGAATATTTCATATTAAACCTCATTTGTTATACTGCATATCGACCATTTGTTCGTGCAGAATCTGTTGTGCTAGGTTATTACGCAAGGCTTTCTTGTTGTCAGCTATCTCTGAATCAGCAAGACCGGGGGCGTCAGCATACACGCCTCCATTGATAGACGCATTGTAGTACATAGCTATATTAGTCTGTTGGTTAATAGCCATAATAATGTCATCTTGTCCTTGTGTCTTAAACAGGGTCAGTGCATTGGCAGATGCAGTCAAACCCATTTCAATCCTATTCTCTTCCTCTTCCTCTTCTTCAGAAAGTATCAGATTGCCATCTTCATCATACTGAAAGTCTGTATCCGCGTCTATAGCAGCCATAGCATCTTCATCTTCTAGTACATCATACAGCTCAACTACGGGTATTACAGGTATAGGTTTGACATACCCCGGACATGCAGGGTTAGATTGTTCGTCGTAACATTCGTCTATTCTATAGCTATATATAACCATAGCATCTTCGACCGTACCTTCCCCTTCAATGTCAATCGAACCCGTACCCCATTGGGGAGCTGGAATATTCGATAAAGGAAATGATCTAACGATAGTGTTACCGGGAACTCCTGACCAATCGTCTGTTTTTCGAAAGATATAGCCACCGCCATCAACATTCTTGTTGCCAACGTGAACTTTCATATCATCTTCAGGGTTCTTCACAGTGGTATATCTATACAGGAGACCATTGATATCAATCCCGGGAATATCAGGTAAAACGGAACCCATGCTCCAGCTCAGTGCTGTGGACGCCGCGTTCCCTGTTGCCCCGTAGCTGTAGGGGTCACAAGAAGAGTAAGAAGGCCAAAGTGCTAATAATAACACTAAGACCTGTTTTTGTTTCAACGTTTTCATTGAAAATCTTTCTCATTGGGTTGTTCTGTTCGCGTTGAATAGTTTGCTCAACAGCTTCCATTTCCCATGCTAGCCTAGCTTTATCCCCCACCAACCCATCCTTGGGGCAGGGCGTCCCCGCGTTAAGCATGGCTTCAAACACTCTTTCGTCCTGACACATTACTGATACAGCTGCAACTTTCATGCCCATATCATACATGGTTTTGGCGTTCTTTAACTTTTCACAGTTCATATCTCGTACAGTTCTACCTGCGGATATACCTAGTATTTGTGTTTGCACAGCACCAGCAACGCCTACAGTACATAAGTCAGAGTTACTTGCGCTAATCTGGGGTGATATAGCAGAAGGTGGTGGACTATTAATTGTAGTGTCCATCGTGCCGCTAGAAGTGACTGTGCTTTCCGACTTAATTGTGTCGTCTTCGTTAGCAGGGACAACGTTACCTATAGCAAGACCTGCAACAAAGAAGAGTATCGCTATAAATAAACGCTTCATTTTCTCTCTACCAGCCTGTCTAGCTTTTCTTCAATCTTGTCAAACTTGCTCATTATTTGACCAAGTACCTGATTAGAGTCAGTCTTAGTGACGTATTCTTTAGCTAGTTCCTCGCGGGTTCTATTAAGTAAAATAGTTACACGCTTCACTTCTTCGTGATGAGATTTAATCCACCATACTAAAAAACCGCCACCTGCGGTTAAGCCAATATTCCAAACCGCAGCCATCTCCACTAGAATACGCCCCCACCAGCAGGTTTCGGTGCAGTAATCGGCACGGATATATCTTTACGTTCGGGTGTTGTTTTATCAGTCATACTACTATCCTTAATTCTCCAGTTGCAGTCTTATATACATCATTAACCGCAAGACCACCAGACACGGCAGCTGTATTGTTTGCGTAGACGGAAAGGCCTGTTAAATTGAGCGTATTAGCTCTGCTCGGGCCGGGGTTCTGCTGCTGTTGAGCATATAGGGCAAACGCCCTTGTAACCTGAGCCATGTAAGACTGCGTATATTCTTGAGGAGCATCGGCGAAGAATGGTATTGTTGTTTGTTGGGACATTACCGCCTCCCATCTGTGCGCATATCTGCGCGTGGTGTACCAAGTCTCCACTGCGTTCCAAGAGTATTCGAGGAAACTTTCAAAGCCATAGACCGACCGCGTAAGCGGAAGAACAACTGTTCTGTAAACTGTTCTACGGGAGCTGTGGCAGATCGCACTGCTGCACCTGAATTTGTCTGGTCAAAGTTAGCTCCGGGGAAGTCTTTCGCGCTTACTTCAAAAATAGCACTAGGAGTAGACGTAGAGTTTCGGAATGTCAGGTCTGGTAAAACTCTTGACATGAACATGAACTGATCCCCGTCCCCCATGTCTATAGCGCTAGATTCTATGTAGCTATTTATTGGGCTGGGTGGGTTGGTACTTCCGTCATTTACTCCATTTTCATGGAAGTATATGTACCCGTCAGTACTAGCAGCGATAGGTAAATTAGAGATAGCGTTATCGAACCATGCAGTGCGGGACAAAGTTCCATAATACCAACTGTTTTCGACGTAGTTATACACAACATAGCTATCGTTTGTTTGGTTAGTAGCCGAAGGATAGAACCACCATATTTCATTGAATTTACTATTGGCCGCAGCAGTGACTTTAGCACGTTGTGCGGTGTTCATATTGTCAAATACGTATTCTTCTATAGGGCATGGTATAGGTTGTACGTTACCGTCATACTTGTAAAATACTTTGTCGCCCATCCAATACACTGCGTCTCCGAAAGCAACAGCGGCGTTTTGGCCCGCGATAGATGTGTTTGTGGAGACTTCAGTAAGTCCAAAAGTAAACGGAGCGCCAATAAATTGCATCGAAGACACGGAACGATCCGTAAAGATTATAACTTGCTGTTTCGTTTGTACTGCGGCTATAATTTCAGAGCCAGTGCCAATACGTAGTTCTCCAGCAGTATTAGTTGATGTTGCCGCCCAATCAGTAAAACTTTCTTGGTCAGAAAAGCGTATAGTTAAGGGGTCAAGATTACCGGGGTCGCCTTGCGGATCACAGCCAAATGCGATGACATGGCGATCTCTTTCAGAAACGAGAACGATATTAGCTGCTTGAGGTTGGTTGTTCCCACTTAAAGTAGTGATGTTTACCGCCCTTGCTCCAGTACCTGAAGAAGTATCCCAGTAGAAAATACCCCCGCCACGTACATTTGCTAATAAGTCTTCTCCGAAGTTGTCCATAGACCATAAACGAAGTTGTGCGCCGGGAACTGATACGTCCGCTGAAGAACCCCATGTCCCGCGCCCGTAAACACCTGCGCCCCATCCACTACCTAATGCAGCATCACCCAAACCTGTGTTTATTTGGTACCTGCCTACTACGGAACTACCACCATTTCCTGTGTCTGAAGAATTAGCCGTAACAGTAGCGGTAATAGTGTACGAGTTAGCGTTTACAACAGAAGTTACCTGATACTCTTTGTTCAACACCGCGGCGGTGATAGTGCCGCCAAGACTAGCGGCTCCTGAGAACGTAACAAAGTCATTTAGAAATACGCCGTTGTTTGTGTCCGACACAGTAATTGTCGAAGAACCATTGGTAGCCGCGAAGGTAACATCCCCTGCAGACGTAGTAGCACGGAGCGGCGTAATATCTAACGGTAGGTTGCCGTCTACAATATACAACTTGATATTAGTACCCGCCGCAGCAAACCTTGTACCTGATAACGCAGTCCACGCATGCAGGTCACGACAAGAACCCAACATAGGGGTGCTCGTATACTTAGTCCAACCACCAATAGTTTCGGGAAAACCTAAACGGAAACGAATTTTATCTCCATCGCGCCATCCACCTTCATTAGTGTAATCGGTCGTATCCCTTACAATCCCGGGGCGGAACTGAAGTTTTTGTAGTGGCATTATAAACCTCCGACGGAATAGTTACGATATAGTCCCGTATGCAGTGACGTTAGCCAAGGCCGTTAAATTGCCAGAGCTGTCTACACGAAGAACATTTGTGCCGTTATAGGCAAAAGTTAAATTTGTTCCAGACGGTGTTACTGTCCAGCTTTGTGTTCCACCTGTTATCGTAGTAGTGCCACCAAGCGTAGGAGTAGTTAACGTAGGACTTGAAGAGGGTGCTTTAGTATTAAGTTGTGTCTGTACGTTTGAGGTAACACCGTCAACATAGTTAATTTCAGCTGCCGTGGCTGTTACGCCATCCATTATATTAAGTTCGGCGGTTGTAGCTGTTAAGCCATCGAGAATATCAAACTCAGAAGTCGTAACCCCTGTCGCTCGTAAATCTTTAGCGTAGTTTAAATCGGCGGCGTCGCCCGTAAAGCCGTCGAGTTTATTAATCTCAACAGCTGTGGCTGTTACGCCATCGAGGATGTTTAGCTCCGCACCAGTTGAAGTGACCGTAGTACCCGATACAATTAACGACCCTAAGTCTAAGGAGCCCGTAATGTCTACAACTGCCGCCCCAGAACCCGCACCGTCACAGTATATAATTTTAGTTGTGTTCGCTAATATGCTGACGTTTGCACCAGAACCTTGAGTAAATATGGCTGTTTGGCCAGTACCGTTCTTAACAATGTATATATGTTGCCCGTTGTTTGGCGCTACAGTAATCGTGTTAGTGCCAGAAGGAGAACCCCCTAGTACGAGGACTTTATATTGCCCGTCAGAAGTTGTGCCGTCGCTAGTAGTTAAAGTATGTGTTGTGCCAGAGAGAGTAATTGCACCAACGCCGTTTGTTAAGCGGTCGATAATACTCATGTTGTCGTTTACGGTGCTGCCCCATGTAGCGGACTGTTCTCCGTTGGCTGGAAGCTCAATGCCACCATTGTTTGTATATGTACTAGGCATTATCCATTCCTCACGCTGCTATTCTTGTCCATATTGTACCGGGATCAGGTTTAACCCTACCCCATACAAGTGCTTGCCCGGCGAGCCCTATAGCAGATACTCCAGTTGGAGTTACCAATGCTGTACCCGTCATTGTTATAGAGCCTACACTACCTGTAGCAAAAACTCCAGTAACATCCGCACCTGCACCTGCTTGGCCTTGTGCACTGCCCACAGACATAGTTCCGGCTACGCCTGTTATGGAGAACGTAGCGTTAGAGGTAGTAGAAACACTCGGAGTATTCGTAGTACCCACAAGACCCGTAGGGCTAATAACCGAAGCGTTTATTATAGTAACAGTGCCCAGCGACCCAGTAGCCGCAACGCCTGTAAGTGTAATCTCTAAGTCTGTAGAAGCTATAACTGTACCTAGACCACTCACCATAGCGTTTGGAGATGTGATTACAGGTGTTCCGCCAGCGTCTACTGCCACGCCACCGATTGTTGCAGAGCCTTGTACAGAGCCAAGAGTCAGCCCGCTTTGATTGCCCGTAACTGATACCGTGCCAACAGCCCCATTACCAACAACGCCTGTAGCAACAAATAGCTGCTCTCCACTACCTACATCGGAAAAGGCTGCGGCTGAATATGGGGAAAAACCTAACATTTAGTATGCCCAAGTAAGAGTATTATCTATAAACGTCACTTCGTCGTAAGGATCAGTTGTTAAGTTATCAAAAGGAGGGGGAGCAAGCCATTGCCCGTCAGGATTCTGCCCACTGTAATATGTTAATCCCCACTCTGATGGGTCTACACCATTTGGCAAAGGCTCATCATCTTCTACATAACCTCGCACAACAAACGTTGTTTTATTTACAATCAGCTTCATGTCTATGTCCCATCACTATCACCGCTATGGTATTCTAATATTAATATTTGGGCTTCCGGGCCGGTAGTGCTGTTAGAAACGTTGTATTTTGGAGCGCCTGCCCTTTCATATTTATTTGCGTCAGCCCAATCTTCTTCCATAGCGGTAAGCGCAGCGCCATCATAAGGGTCTCCAGAACGTGGGTGATATTTTCCCCTACCGTTCGAACCTCGAGAACCGGATTCGCCCCAACTGCTTGACCAGTCAAAACCGCGCCAACCCATAAAGTCTATGTTAACAGCACTACCTGATACTGATGTCCCACCATTACTTCCATTTGCTTGCCCATTACCAGTTCTTGAGCCTGACCCAGCCCCAGTAGAATTAGAATTTGCAGTGCCACCGGGAGCATTAAAGTCACCACCTGTTGCACTACCACCAGTAGACCCCGGATTACCTGTACCAGTAGAATAAATATCCCCATTAAAATTAGTAGTACCAGCATAAGTCCTAGAAGGTGGTGTATATCCACCACCAGTAGCTCGATAGTCTGCCCTACTTCCTAATGTGTAAGAATATGTTGTGCTTCCACTATGTGTATATAACTTTTCAACATACCCAGCGCCCCCTGCTGATGCCGCACCAATGGGGGGTAGGTTACTATAGTCAGTAGTGTTCCCACCATGACCAACAGAACCCCACATCATAACCAAGAATTTAACCGTGCCTGATGTAGGAGTATACGTTCCGGTTATAGTGCTATTACCCCCTCTAAAATCTTGGAAGGTCGGTGTGGTTGTCCAAGGTGAGAAGTCAGCTTTACCATAACCATCAGACATTTCAATTTCACCTGACGCAATCTCAAACAAAGTTCTTACAGCACTGTCGTTTAAGCTGACTTGTGTTGTACCACTGTAACCAAGCTCTACATTTACGTCATTTAAAGATATTTGCCCGCTTGCTGGTAATGTCATGTTTTATCTCGCTTTTAGTTCTTCAATTTCAGCTTTCAGTTCTTTGATTGCTTCAATCATTAATCCATGAAGTTGATCATATTGCACTGTCTTGTATTCAGTCTTATCATCTTCACCCATCTTGAGGGGCAACGTTGTTTCTGATACTGCACTTGGCATTACCTTCTCGACTTCTTGAGCAATAACCCCAGCAGACTTTTTACCATCAGCTATGTATTCAAATGTGTAACCACTTAGCTGTGATACTTTATCTAAAGCATTGTCAATCTTCACGATGTCTTTCTTAAGACGTTCATCTGAAGTAGTATTAGAGTAAGCAACAACGTTACCATCAACGTGTAAGTCGCCATCGTTCTCTAGACGCATGTCTAGGTTTCCGTCTAAACGGAAGTCGATAGATGTTGTGCCAATAGCGATGTAGTCATTGCCGTCTAAACCGATTTCAGCAACGTGTCCACGTAAATCTTGGTCTATGTTAAAAGTTGTACCTGACAAAGTAATACCGTCACCACCACTGTAAGTTGTGTCCGTTACTGTCTCTGTGGCACTGCTTAGTCCTGTAATGTGTCCGTAGGTGTCCAGAGTGATGTCTTGGATGTAGGTTCGACCAGAGTTGTTAACGCTGCCCTGAGAAGAAGTATCTGAGTGGCTTAGTGTTACATTACCAGTGCCACCACCTGATAGCCCAGAACCTGCGGTAATTGTCTGATCTGCTGTAGCCCCGCTCTCAATACCATCTAGCTTTGCGCCGTCAGTCGCAACATCACGCCCATCTACTGTACCTGTCACTGTTATGTTGCCGTTCGCAGTCAACGCAGCAAACGTAGGTGAAGCCGTAGTCACTAGGCTCTGGTTAATCGCTTTAACTGCTGCGAGGTTAGTCAGTTCGCTGTCCATGAGCGCACCCGCCGAAGTGACGTTGGCGGTGTCTGTCACATCCGCTGAAGTCTCAATACCATCTAGCTTAGACCCGTCTGTAGCTACATCACGTCCGTCGAAAGTAGAGTTAGTTGTGACAGCGCCTGTTAGAGCCCCACCGGCTTTTGGCAAAGCGGCGTCAGCCGTAGTACCTTGAGCGGCTGTAGCATATGCGGAAGCTGCGGTAGTAGCGGCAGTACCTAAACCTAACGTTGATCTAGCTGCAGCGGCGTCAGCATCGTCAACTAATGTCTTACCGTATGCACTGATAGTTGTGTTGGCAGGTAATACTAATGTCTTAATATCCGCGTCAACCTCAGAATCCATCAGGGCTCCTGCGGCAGTGACATTAGCTGTGTCTGTCTGATCTGCACCGGACTCAATACCATCGAGCTTAGAGCCATCTGTAGCTACGTCTCGCCCATCGAAAGTGCTGTTAGTTGTAATCGCGCCTGTCATAGCCCCGCCAGATAACGCCAGTGTTGCTGTCTCGTTAGCTAAAGGAACCCATGCACCTGCATGAGCAAAGTAACCTTTACCTGTGCCATGAACATGAGCAAACATACCGTGATATGTAGAAGCACTTGGTAAGTCAGATGTTTGAGAGTATACGTTAGCGAATAGCATTTTGTTGCCAGCACCGTCTATATCGCCGGACATAGTGCCGCCAGATAAACTCAACTTACTTGATAGGTCTACAGCAGACCAAGCATAATCACTTCCAGTCCAGCCAAGATACTGCCCACTGCTTGCACCGCTGACATTTATATGTGAATCGACTAGAGGGTTTACGTTACCCGCATCTGTTACGTTCGCGCCGTCTTCTACGTTTAGTGCAGATAACAGTCCGCTTTTTGATACAGACCCAGTTAAGCCCACAACAGCTTGGACGGCGTCTGTCTGGTCATGTTTTGACCAGTTGTTTGCGTACGTAGAGGCAGAAGCGTTATCTGTCGTCGCAACGATGTTGTCTCCCACTGCAAACGATATACTATTAACAGTACCCGCCCCTGAAACGTAATAGAACCAACCTGTCTGAGCAGAGCCACCACCGGGGAAACTACCTGAACCTGCGTTCCAATCACCTTTATAGACCATACCGTTTTCAAGTGCGGCAATATCAGTTTCCATTTGGTCAAGATCGACCGCTTGTGTAACCGTAACAAAGTCTAACTTAGTTCCGTCAGCGGCTACATCACGCCCGTCAACTGTGCCGCCCACAACTAAATTGTTACCAATGGCTACATTATTACTCGCATCCTCAAGTACAGCCTTATCTGCTGGGTAGGTCAGGAATATATTCTTTGTTCCTATACCCCAGTTAACCGCATTGTTGGAGTTAGACGATGTGAATACCGTCGTGCGGGTAATAGTCCCCCCACTAGACGCATAAGTTCCAAGGCCAACTTCAAAGTTCACGTTATCCGTTACCGAGTAATAGACAGTATCTGTGTTAGATACCTCGGAGGCGAATGTTTGAAAGCCCGGTACCGCGCCTCCCAGAGTATAAGCCCCAGTCCCCGTAGAGTTAGTGGTTTCTTGTACGCGATCAGCGACGATTAAGGCCATAGGGCAACCCCTTTATTTTTAAGCGATTCGAATAATAGCGTTCGAAGCGTCCGCTGTTGGGAACTGAATAGTAAATGTACCAGTAGTCGAAGTTTTGTCTGCACCGAAGTCCAACACTGCAACTGTTGGATCACCAGAGGCAGTGTCGTTATATATTAACGCGCCCCGTGCTGTAATCGTAGCAGATGTAAACGCAAGGTCAGCAAAGTCTGTTAACCCTGTTGTCCCTGAAGATGTCGGTGTCACGTTTGTAAGTGTACCCCCACCAGCGCTGTACGAACCTGAGTTAGATACTTCATTTGCAGAAGTATACGCAGTGGTCGCTGCAGTGAATGATGCGCTGTTAGTGTACAGAGCAAGTTTGAATGTATTGCCTGAAGAGGCAGTGAAGTTGTGCGTACCTTGAAGTAGTTCTTTCTTGAACGATGTACACATGAAGTTACCTGAAAAGGCCATTTAAAGTCTCCTAAGTTGATTTGCGAGGTCAGGAAACCCAGCCTCTTGTAGTTTTACGCACGTTGTTGCGCGGTCTTCCTTAACCGCTACTTTAATATAATGCGCGATAATTTGCAACATCTGCGATTTATACGCTTCTGCTTGCATTCGTATCTCGGGCGGGGCAGAAGTAGACACACTCATTAGCTTGTCTACACACATTTCCGCTACAGAATCAGGACTGTGCCCTCCTTTGTTAGCGGTATGTACTTTTATGGCGTCAAAGCCAAAATCCATTTCAACTTGCATCAAAGTCTCCCATCTCTGTACTCGTCTGTCGAGCTACGTATTTGAACCCCGGTAAGCTGTCCAAGAGCTTCGTCGTAACGAGTGGTGTATAATTGGATGAGGTCGGCCTCACCCTTCATGTATGTATATGCCTCAATCAAAGAACCATAAAGTAAAGCAGATTCGGCGTTGTCACCATACCAAGATGTCCCTGCGGTAACGATTGAAGCTGGGTCGTAGTAGTAATGTAACTCAACTGTGTAGGTGTCGTCAGGTGTTGGGCCAAGAATAAAGTTACCTTGTTCCCCTTCGTAGTCTCCGTCAAACTGAGCGTAGTATTTCGGTAATGCAGAAGTACTCGCTGAAGGGTAGGCTTCCCGAATAAAGTTAACATCTTTATCTATAAGGAACGAATAATCTCCAGATGAATCTACAACAGCTAAAGAGAACACAGATATGAAATCATCTGGTCGGCCTAAGTATACACTACCATTAGAAGTAAGTGCCGTAACATTTTTACGTAGTTCAGGCACCATAATAGATCGGTTAAGGCGTTCTTCTGACTGCCTAACGAACGTAGGAATGTTAGAGACGAAGCTCGTCTCCTCATTCTGTGTATAATCTTTTATAGCTGCAACCAGCTCTGTGTAGTTCATTAGAACTTACCCCATCTTACTATAGTTACCGCCTTGAATAGCAGCTCCCCTACCACGACACATGCCGCCGCCCATGCCCATTTTCTTAACTTTACCGCCGTAAGCCATTTTCTTGACTTTGCCGCCGTAAGCCTTCTTCTTAACGTCTTCCCTCTCGCGGCCTTCCATCTTTTGAACACGGAAACCTCGGTCCATTGCGTCCATTTCTTCTTTAGTAGCACCCAAACCTGCTGGGCGAAGTTTAGGTTTATTCGAAGATTTTTTCTTCTTGCCTAAGTTTTTTGGTCTAAGTCTAGGGGTCTGCATATTAGTCTCCATCTGTTGTTGCTATGGTAACGCTTCCTACAGAGCCTACCATATATTGAGCCGGGTTCCAAATAGGATTCCAGCCAAATAAACCTCTTCCCGGATTAACATCTGGGCGTGGGTTAAGTAAAGATTGCGGGTCTGTTGAATTAACGTCCCCAAGAAAGTTCTGTGGTTGGTCAGGATCAAGCACATCCTTACCAACACGTAGCCCTGTACGTACTCCATGTTGAACCTCGTATATAAGGTCTTCCAGCTTGTAGCGAAACCCAGTCCGGTCACATATACCGTATGCGTGTTTACCACTAGCATATCCGGGCATTACATAGCTCCTCTAAACGGAACCATACGAAGAGTAGACCTGTCTTGGTCTTGGTCTGCAGCCATACGGAATTGCTCTTCATACTCTTGTTTTAAAGGGCCAACTCTTTCTGCGACTTCGGGTTTTTTCATAGCGATGTAGTACGCTAAACCAGACACAAGAGCGGGTACAAAACGTGGTGGTATAGAAGTAGTAGCTCCTCCAACACCACTTGATAGCCCATCTATACCTTTAAGACGGTAGTAAGCTAACTTGTATGTAGTATCATCATTTGGTACAGGCCAAAGGGTAACTTGCACGTCTGTGGCATTACGTTGTACATATATTTGGGACGGACGCCCTTGTGTGTTCTTATTCCCTTGCTGTGAGTATGTAGAGACACTCATACGTTGGATATACGAATCAAGTTGTTGCGTCGTGCCTTCATCAGTGCGAAGTTGATGTTCTATTAAATCAATAGTATCAGAAGGCAGTGTATAAGTAGCTGTACCTGCAGTAAGAGGTATAGTCCCAGCCTCTATAGTAAATAGGTTTAAACCACGGTTCTGCCACTCTAGCGTCATAATATTAAGGCTTCGACGGGCGGTTTTTAAGTCATACCCCGAACGCATTTCAAGTCCCGCACGTTCGTACGCCTCTTCAAATAATTCATTTAGCTCTGGTACAACAACTGCCATGATCTAGGTCTTTCTATACTTTGCCGTCTTCTTGGCTATCTTTTTAGGTTGCTTAGAAACCTGTTTACCTTTTTTAGTAGCCGCTCGTTTAGCCTTGGTAGTAGCAGCGTATTCTTTAGATGACAAAGCTTTTATAGCTTTAGCGGGTAGATACCGCTCACCTGTAGCCTTTTTCCCTTGCGTCGATGGCTTACCAGACTTTGTACGCCATTTCTGCTTAGTCCATTTACTAAGACTTTTTTGACTTTTTGCTTTTGCCATCGGCTTTAGCCTTCGCTTTCTTACTCAAATCTTTGTAGTGGGATAACTTAACACTTGTTTTGCCGTGGGTCTTGCCTGTGTGCAACGAACCGTTAGGCATCTTGTGTGTACCTCCTGTATAAAGAGTCCCATCTTTTTTATAGTGCTTTACACCCTTCATTTCCTGTAGCCCCCACCTTTAGCTTTATACTGTTTTGCGAGCATCTGAGCTTTACGTGCAGACCACTGTCCGGGTTTACCACCTTTACCACCAGCCTTAATCTTGTTGAATAATGCCTTACGCATTGTAGGTTTAGTGTAATTACCAGC